TCGTCTCACTAGGAGGCAAGCATGTCAGATGATAAAGGGATCACTATCCCAACTTATATGCTCCCCTTGGTAATTTCTCTTTTTGTCGGGGCCGTGTCTTATGGCGCAGCCCAGGCAAATGCTGAGACCACCAAGAAGGAGCTTGATCGTGTGGAAAAAATTGTTGTTGAGACCAACAAAAAGGCTGTTGAGAACGGCACATCCACAAAATTAAATGAGCAGGCAATCAAGAGCATTGCCAAGAGTCTGACGGACATGCAGGAAACGGCTAAGGCCAGTGATGCAAAACTTCAAACGCTGGTGGAGCTGCTTATCGCACAAAACCAGAAGTAAAGGCTTGCGACCTGGCAACCTTTAATCTTCTTGGCGGAGTACACGATACCACCGAGCGGAAGCTGCGAGCCATACATTGGTTTAGGTACAACATAGGAAAATGCAGCCCCAGTAGGTCGGTCTATATTTACAATAGACTAGCCGTCACGCTCGGAGTTTCTTTGGACGTAGAGACTCGCGCCTGGTCAAACAGAATATGGGAATCGGAGGACCAAGATTCTTATGTGATGGAGTTCACCGGCTTTTTTTGCGTCAGTGACCCGAAAAAGACAGTATGCTATCCTGATATCTTTGTGACAGAAGGGATAGACATTTCCACCATCAAGGCTGATGAAGAGGAAGAAGAACGGGGCAGGATAGGCATTCCCGCCCAGAGACCACTAGACTAACTTTAAATTATAAATTATGGCCACAGTAAAAGAGACAATTGCCCGACTTGAAAAGCATGAGGCTGAGTGCCTGATTAGGTATGAGAACATTGGCCGCAGACTAGATGGTGGCAGCAAGCGATTTGACAAGCTAGAGGCTATGCTCTGGGGTATTTACCCAACAATCATTGCGGTGTTTGCCGTATCTAAGTGGATGGAATAATGCTTGATAAGCTAATTGGACCAGTCGCTGGACTCCTGGATAAATTTATCGAGGATAAGGACCAGGCTAACGCCCTGGCCCATGAGATATCCACCCTGGCCTCTAAGCAAGCATTAGAGATAAACAAAGCGCAGCTGGAAGTAAACAAAGTAGAGGCTGCCCATAAATCACTGTTCGTCGCCGGCTGGCGCCCCTTTGTCGGCTGGATTTGCGGAATCGGTCTTTTATACAACGTACTGCTGGCCCAGGTGCTTGGCATTTGGTTTGATGTGCCAGAAGTTGATCCATCCCTTCTCACCCCCGTCCTCATGGGCATGCTCGGCATGGGCGCGATGCGCTCCTATGAAAAGACCAAGGGCGTACAGCGAGAGAAGTAGTCCGCCCCACAAAACCTGGTTGCCTGGAAGATGATTATATACGCCCAGCTAATTCGACTGTACAATGTTATCAAAAATTGCATAACACAGCAGCGTCACCAGGAGAAGCCAAAGATCATGAAAACAAGCGGAGAAGGCATAGCTTTAATCAAGAAGTTTGAGGGCTGTGAACTAGGTGCGTATCAGTGCAGCGCAGACGTTTGGACTATAGGCTATGGCCATACCAGGGGAGTAAGTGAAGGCGATACTTGCACTAAGGATGATGCTGAGAAGATCCTCATAGATGACCTGGTAGAATTCGAGGGTTATGTCAACGACCTGGTAGATACTGAGCTCACGCAAAATCAATTTGACGCCTTGGTAGCCTGGACATTTAACCTGGGCCCAACTAATTTAAAATCCTCTACGCTTCTGACCAGGCTAAACTCTGGGGACCTGGATGACGTACCTCATCAAATAAAGCGATGGAATAAAGCCGGCGGCAAGGTCCTAGATGGCCTGGTGCGGCGCAGAGAGGCTGAAGCTCTTCTTTGGCTTGAAGAAGAATGGTCCCATGTCTGACATAGACTTCAAGGACTTTGATGTCCTGTCTGAGGCAGAAAAGAACGAAGCTATGGCTCTTCTGAGCCGATATCAGAGACTTGAAACGCAAGACGACTGCCAGGGCGACTTCATTAACTTTGTCAAGCATATGTGGCCTGAGTGTATCCTGGGGCGACATCATAAGATCATTGGCGAAAAGTTTAATCGTATTGCCGATGGTAAGCTCAAGCGTTTAATTGTCTGTTTGCCGCCCAGGCATTCCAAATCTGAATTTGCATCCACCTTCTTTCCAGCCTGGATGATGGGGCGCAGGGGTGATCTCAAGATCATTCAGACGACTCACACCGCAGAGCTTGCTGTCAGGTTTGGCCGGAAAGTCAGAAATATTATTGATAGCGAAGACTATCAGCATGTCTTTCCTGATTTAAAATTACAATCAGACAACAAGTCAGCCGGTCGATGGACCACTAACCAGGAAGGTGAATCCTTTTATGCTGGTGTAGGTGGTGCGATTACTGGTCGTGGTGCTGACCTTCTAATTATTGATGACCCTCACTCTGAGCAAGACGCCCTTTCTCCCACATCCATGGATGCAGCATACGAATGGTATACATCTGGCCCCAGGCAGCGTTTGCAGCCTGGCGGGATCATTATCATTGTTATGACTAGGTGGAGCACCAAAGACCTGGTTGGAAAGGTTCTTTCTCGCCAAGGTGATGAGCACGCCGATCAATGGGAGGTTGTTGAATTTCCTGCAATCATGCCCGAGTCGGAAGAGCCTTTATGGCCTGAGTTTTGGAAGAAAGAAGAGCTTTTATCGGTTAAGGCTTCGCTGCCGATCAGCAAGTGGAATGCTCAGTGGATGCAGCAGCCTACCGCTCAGAGCGGCGCAATAGTTAAAAGAGAGTGGTGGAAAGTCTGGGAAGAGGAAAAGGTCCCAGCCTACAGCTACGTTATTCAAAGCTATGATACCGCCTTCTCAGCCAAGGAAACTGCTGACTATTCTGCCATTACAACCTGGGCTGTTTTTGAGCCAGAGGCAGAGGGTCCAGAGGCGATTATGCTCCTGGACGCTAAGCGTGTTCGCTTAGACTTTCCAGAATTGAAGAGATTAGCGTATGATGAGTATAAATATTGGGAACCTGATTGCGTTTTAATTGAAGCAAAGGCAAGTGGTACACCATTGACGCAGGAGTTGCGTCGAATGGGAATACCTGTTATGGCATATACACCGAGCCGTGGTCAAGATAAAATAGCAAGAATGAATTCAGTGGCGCCTATTTTTGAATCAGGAATGGTGTGGGCTCCAGAAGAGGGTTTTGCAGAAGAAGTAATTGAGGAAATGGCGGCCTTTCCGTTTGGTGAGCACGATGATTTTTGTGACAGTGCTACAATGGCATTGATGCGGTTCCGGCAAGGCGGGTTCCTAAACTTGGAGACTGATTATCAAGACGAGGCCCAATTCTTAAAACGAGATAGGGTGGTATATTACTAATGGCGATTGAAAAAAGAAACTTAGGCACTGAGGACGATGGCGACATAATCCAGTTGGGTTCTGGTATGCAAGTTACGCAAGAGCCTACTCGCCAGGACTTGATTGAGAACGCAGCGCAGATTCTGGTCACAGAAAAAGATATCCTGGTCGATGATGAAATCGACGCGGTAGATGAAGCGCCTCAGATAGATTTCAACGTCAACCTGGTTGATTACCTTGATTCAGGAGAGCTTAGCTCTCTAGCTGGCGATGTTTTAGAGTCAATTAAGGCCGACAAAGAGTCAAGATCCGATTGGGAAAAGACTTACACAGACGGCTTAAAGTACCTGGGCATGAAGTTTGATGACGCCAGGTCCACACCCTTCCAGGGAAGCTCCGGCGTCATTCACCCTATACTTGCAGAAGCTGTAACACAGTTTCAGGCCCAGGCATACAAAGAGCTGCTACCAGCAAAAGGTCCTGTTAAGACAGAGATTATTGGAGCAAGAACTGCTGATGTCGAGATGCAGGCTGAGCGCGTTCAGGAGTTTATGAACTTCTACATCATGAATGTGATGCAGGAGTACGACCCAGAATTAGATATGCTGTTGTTTTATTTGCCCCTGGCAGGCAGCGCGTTTAAGAAAGTTTATTACGACACGGTTCAGAACCGTGCGTTATCCAAGTTTATTATGCCCCAGGACCTAATAGTCCCTTACGAGGCTACGGATCTAAGCTCAGCCGAGCGAGTAACTCACGTAATCAACATGTCCAGGAATGAAATCAAGAAACAGCAGCTTTCTGGATTTTATGCGGATGTTGAGCTCAAGGGTGGTGGGCAGCACTTTAGTCGGGATGAGATTGAAGAGCAGATTGATGAAATTGAAGGAATGTCGCCAAGTTACCAGGAAGATCGAGATCATGTTGTCTATGAGACTCATTGCGTCCTGGACTTACCTGGCTTTGAAGACCTGGGGGAAGATGGCGAGGAGACTGGATTAAAGCTGCCTTACATCGTCACTATAGACGAAGGCAGCCAGCAGGTTCTAGCTATCAGGCGTAACTACCTGGAAGAAGATCCTGCTAAGGACAAGATCAACTTCTTTGTACAGTATAAGTTTTTGCCAGGCTTAGGTTTTTATGGCTTAGGTTTAAGCCATATGATTGGCGGTATATCTAAGGCGTCAACGTCTATTCTTCGCCAGCTTATTGATGCCGGCACCCTGGCCAACTTACCCGCAGGCTTCAAGGCTCGCGGTATGCGAATACGTGATGAAGATGATCCGCTGCAGCCAGGTGAGTTTAGAGACATTGATACCACTGGCGCGTCTCTAAAAGACAACCTTATTCCGCTACCAATTAAAGAGCCAAGCAACGTGCTTCAGGGCATGCTTGCGATGCTGGTTGATTCAGGTAAGCGCTTTGCCAGCATTGGCGACATGAACATTGGTGATGCTAACCAGGCTATGCCTGTTGGCACCACAGTAGCATTATTAGAGCGCGGCACAAAAGTTATGTCCGCGATTCATAAGCGGCTGCATTATTCGCAGCGCTTAGAGTTTAATTTGCTTGCAAAAGTTTTTGGCGAGTATCTGCCACCCAGCTATCCATATAACACCGGCAGCGGACCCCAGGAGATTAAGGGTCAAGACTTCGACGGTCGAGTGGATATTATTCCGGTTAGCGATCCTAACATCTTTAGCCAGAGCCAGAGAATCACTCTAGCTCAAGAGCTGTTGACGATGGTTCAAAGCAACCCGCAGATACATGGACCCAATGGCATCTATGAGGCTTATCGCCGAATGTATGCAGCCCTGGGGGTTGATGATGTGGATTCACTGCTAACTCCTCCCCCTGTGCCACAGCCACCCTTACCGGTGGATGCTGGTATGGAGAACAGTGGATTTCTGATGGGGCAGCCTGCTAACGCATTTCCGCCCCAGAATCACCAGGCGCATATTGAGGCGCATAAGTCTCTCTTTATGACTGAGATAGTAAAAACAACGCCCCAGCTGCAGAGTGGAATTATCTCCCACATGATGCAGCACTTGCAGTTTATGGCCACCGAAGCTGCCCAGGAGCAAATGCCTCCTGAAGTCCAGGAGCAGATCCAGGGCATGCAGCAGCAAGCGCAGTCCGGCCAGGTGCCGCCTGACCAGGTAGCAGCAATGCAGGGACAAATTCAGATGATGCAAGAGCAGTACAGCGCCCCGATTATGGCGCAGCTCACGCAAGAGTTGCTTGCCTCTATGGATACGGGATCGGAGACAGATCCTTTGGTTGCCATTAGGCAGCAAGAGCTACAGCTAAGAAATAAAGAGATAGACCAGGATTCTGAGCAGTTTGAAATGAAGCAGCAAGCCAAGCAGGATGAGAACTTGCAGGATGTTGCCATTGCCCAGGAGCGTATTAACACTCAAAAACAGGTCGCCGACGACAAGCTAGGTATAGCTGAACAACGTCTGGATCAGCAAGCTAATCTGAAGCTGGCCGAAATGAGAGCCAAATTTGGAGGCATGAGATGACGACAAGTTATATTTTAGAAAAACAAGAAGAGCTCAAGGCTATTAAAAAGCTAGAGCGCCAGGCTGAAAAGCTAATCAGGGATAAAGAAGAGGCTGCGAAGAAAGCCGCTGCCAAAGCAGATTCTTTGCGGTTAGCTGCAAAGATAGCCAGGATCAATGGTGACGAAGTTGCCCAGGCTGCAGCTGAGAAAGAAATTGCTGCTAATGCCAAGGTTGAGATGGTTGCCCCAGCTCCTGTTGAAATGGAGCGAGCAAGGGATGACAAGGGCCATTATGTTGCTGACGACCCCTCTACCCCAGATATTAATGAGGCATTTGTCCCTAAGAAGACTGCGCCTAAGAAAAAAGTTGCGCCTAAGAAAAAGGCCGCAGCAAAACCTAAAGCAAAAGCTAGGAGTAAAAAATAATGCCATTAGACAAAGGTAAAAAATCAATCGGCAAGAACATTAAAAAACTTCGCTCAGAAGGCAAGCCTCAAGCCCAGGCTGTTGCCATTGCCATGAAAACGGCAAAGGGCATGAAGATGGGCGGCGAAGTAAAGCGCATGAAGACCAGAGGTACAGGCGCTGCAACTAAAGGTTTGTATTATTACGAGAAAGTGTAATGGATGATTTAAACCTGGCGGCAAGCCTGAAAAGGACAATTGCCGAAAGGCGAGATCAAATACAGACCGTCATGATGGATGGTATGCTCAAAGATATCGAACATTATAAAAGTTTGCAAGGTCAGCTAGAAGTGCTAAACTTAGTAGAAATGACCATAAAAGACTTTTATAAGGAGAACAAGTTTGAGTAAACCATCATCTAGTATCGACAGTGCTTATCTGGAGGGCGATAACCGCGTTTTAGATCCAAGCCTATTGGACATGAGCTTGATTGACCGCATGCCAACCCCGACTGGTTGGAGGATGCTTGTTCTTCCTTATGCCGGCCAAGCTCAGACAAAGGGTGGCATTGCCCTTACAAAGGAAACCCTAGACAGAGAGGCGCTTGCAACGGTTGTTGCTTATGTCGTGAAGATGGGTCCTCTTTGTTATAACGATACGGCGAAGTATGGTGAAAAGCCTTGGTGTGTTGAAAAAGAATGGGTTCTCATTGGTCGATATTCTGGCGCTAGGTTCAAGTTGGAAGATGGCGCAGAAGTCCGCATTATCAATGACGATGAGGTCATTGGTACTATCCTTGACCCTGACGACATAGTGAGCTTCCGATGATTGAGAACAACCAGGCAGAAGAACTGCAAGAAAATGAAGATTTAGAAATTGAAATTGTTGACGATCCACCTGAAGGTGAAGAGGTAAAATCCAGCAGTGAAGATGAGCTGGAAAATTACACCAAGTCTGTCAGCAAAAGAATTAACAAGCTCAACGCCAAGAATAAGCAGGCAGAAGAGCGAGCTGCACAGTTGGAGCAAATTGCCCTGGCTAAAGAGCGAGAGCTGCAGCAATATCGAGCTTATACCGCCCAGCAAGATCAGACGGTTTTATCAAAAGAAGCCGAAGCGGTTGAAGCAAAAGAAGCCCAAGTTGACGACCTGTACAAGAAGGCCGTTGCTAGTGGTGATCCTGAATTAATGTCTAAAGCGACTACGCTTAAAAATGACATGTCGATTCAGAAAGAGCGCCTTCGGGTCCAGGCTTCCAGGCAGCAAGCTGCCCAAGCAGAAGCCCAGGCTCAAGCTCAACAGTACCAGGATCAAGGTCAGTATCAGGCATATGAGGAGCAGCAAGCACAACCAGCTACTGCAGAGCCAACTGAACAAGCGTTGACCTGGCACGAAAGAAATCAATGGTATGGCAATGGAGAAGATCAAGAACATCTCCAAGCAACCCAGTATGCTTACTTCACCCACTTCAATTTAATCAACGAAGGATTTGAGCCTGATAGTGATGACTATTACGGTGAATTGGACAGTCGGGTTGGAAAAGTATATCCTAAACTTGTTAATGCCACACCAGGCAATAACAAAGCTGTACAAAATGGAAGTAGACCCGCCGTGCAAAGAGTCTCTTCCTCCGCCTCACCAGGCGGACGGCAACAAACACGAGGCAACAGGAGCGGTGTTACTTTTAGTAACTCTGAAGTGGAACGCCTCCGTGGCTTAAAACCGCATAACATGGATATGGATACATGGTTGCGGCACGTAGCTAAAGAGAAACAAAAAATCTCGGCAAGGGAGGAGATGTAACATGGCAGAATCAAAAAGTAATCGCACCTCGCGTGAAAGTGGAGCGCACGATAATCAGACTCGACGTAAACCGTGGCGTCCTGTAAGAAAGCTGGAAACGCCTGAACCACCACCTGGTTATACCTACCGGTGGATTCGGGAATCCATGTTGGGAGCGGAAGACAGAAGTAATGTCTCTCGCCGCATTAGAGAAGGATGGGAGCTTGTTAAAGGCTCAGATCTTCCTCCAGAGTGGGCTGAAAGCCTACCGACTATGGATAATGGCAGACATATGGGAGTCATATATAACGAGGGCCTTCTTCTTGCGAAGATGCCTGACGAAACGATTGCCGAGCGGCGCGACTATTACGAAGGTAAGACTCAAGCTGCAAAAGACGCTCTTGACAATAATATGTTTGGAGATGCTCAAAAAGATGGTCGTTATGTCAAGTATGATCCAAAGAGGGATACCCAAGTAACCTTTGGCAGAAGATAAACGAGGAAATGACCTATGAGCAATAAAGATGCCGCATTTGGTTTAAAGCCGTCCCGCATGATGGGCGGAGCTCCTTACTCAGGTGGCCAGAGCCGTTATAGAATTGCGTCTAATGAAACCAACGCAATTTTCCAAGGTGATCTGGTAAAACAGCTAACCGGCGGAACGGTTCAGCGTGCAGCTGCTTCAAGCACTGTTCCTGTTGTAGGAGTATTTAACGGTTGTCAGTACACGGACCCCACCTCTGGTGAGCAAGTGTTCAGCAACTATTACCCTGGTGCTATCGTACAGAGTGACATCATCGCATTTGTAATTGACGATCCCGATACCGTATTTGAAGTACAAGCAGACGCAGCTTTCCCAGTTGCTGACTTGTTCGGAAACTTCGATATTGTCGATCAAGCAACTGTTGGTGACACAGCTTCTGGACGCAGCAATGTTGAGCTAGACGTAACTACGGGAGCAACTGCTACCACGTTACCTCTCAAGGCTATCGACATTTCCCAGGATCCCGATAACGATGACGTAGCGAGTGCTAACACAAACGTAATGGTGGTTATTCAGAACCACATTATGGGTGTGAAAGGCGCTGGCTTAGCTTAATAAGGAGAGTAAAGAATGGCTATTTCACGCGCACAACTAGCGAAAGAGCTAGAGCCTGGGCTAAACAGTCTCTTCGGCATGAGCTACGACAGCTACGAGAAAGAGTATGAGGAGATCTTTGCGATTGAAGATTCTCAGCGTGCTTTTGAAGAAGAGGTGTTGATTACCGGATTCGGTTCAGCCCCAACTAAGACAGAAGGCCAGGGTGTTGTTTTTGACAACGCATCTGAGTCTTATTCAGCACGTTACACCCACGACACGATTGCCTTGGCATTCGCACTGACTGACGAAGCTGTAGAGGATAACCTCTATGACTCACTCGGTAAGCGCTATGTTAAAGCTCTCGCTCGCTCGATGGCTAACACCAAAGAGGTTAAGGGTGCTGACGTACTTAACAACGCATTCTCTGCGAGCTTCACTGGAGGAGACGGTGTATCTATGATTAACACTGCTCACCCATTGGCTGGCGGTGGTACTGCGGCTAACCGTGCAACCACTATGGCGGACTTGAACGAAACTTCCCTGGAAGATGCTCTGATTGATATCAGCACATTTACCGATGATAAGGGTCTTACTGTTTCGGTCCAGGCTACTAAGTTGGTTGTACCTCCTCAGCTGGTGTTTGTTGCTGACCGTATCTTGAACTCGCAACTGCGTTCAGGTACTGCTGACAACGACATCAACGCTATCAAGAACACAGGCGTATTGCCTGGGGGCTATACGGTCAATCATTATCTGACTGACCCAGACGCCTTCTTCTTGTTGACTTCCGTTACTGAAAGTGGCGAAGGTCTGAAGATGTTCCAGCGTACTGCGATGGAGACTAACATGGAGCCTGACTTCAGCACAGGAAACATTCGATACAAGGCGCGTGAGCGTTATTCGTTTGGTTTCTCTGACTGGCGTGGTATTTATGGGTCGCAAGGCGCATAACTCTAAGTTAGTGAAAAGGAAAGGGGGGCTTATGGCTCCCCTTTTTTTTTGCGCGTTTTTAAATATTGGTGGTATACTTTGGAGACTTGGATTAAACAACAGCATTCGGCCAAGCGAGTATTTGCTGTATAAGTAGCTTAATGGCGCTATATGCGCTGGTTAATCGAGGATAACTGTTATGCCTACTACACACTTTAGAAATGGTGTTTCCAACCAAGTTGCTGGAAACCCGCTATATGACTTTCCGTACCTGGACCCGTTCAAGTATGTGACTTACGCCAACGACTTCTTTACCTATCATTCTGATGAGTGGACTATCACCACCACAGAAGCTGGTACAGGAAGCGCGACAGAAGCCTTGGCTTCAGGATCTGGCGGCTTGTTGCTTATTACAAACGCAGCTGGTGACAATGATCTTGATTTCTTGCAGCTCAAGGGCGAAGCCTTTAAGTATGACGCAAGCAAGAACATGTTCTTCAAAGCGCGATTCAAGGTAAGTGACGCAACTCAGTCCGACTTTGTGATGGGCCTTGGTATTACTGATACCACTCCGCTAGACACTACTGATGGTTTTTACTTCATCAAAGCTGACGGATCAACTGGTCTTGATTTCAATATTGAGAAGGACAACGCTGCAACTTCTAACGAAGATGTTCACGTAATGGCAGATGACACTTTTGTCACTGTTGCTTTCCACTACGATCCAAATGGCGGCCAAGATGGCGCTGGTGCATTCAAGATCTTTGTCAATGACGCGCAGGTGGCTTCTCAGCTTACTCTGACTAACGCGGTTGATGATGAAGAGTTGACTGTTTCTTTTGGCATTCAGAATGGCGAAGCAGTTGCGAAGACTATGACCATTGATTATATCCTGGCCTCTGTCGAGCGTTAAACCACTATTGGAGGCTTATCATGGGCACTAGATTTTCAGGCAGCGATGCTTCGGCCCTCTTTGTTGAGGCCGACACTAATGCTGCGGATGTTGCTTCAATAGGCGCTAACCAACGGCCTAATACTGCCCTCACCATCAATGGTACTGACGCTTCTGGCGGTGCAGTATCTTTTACCAATTCTCGCCTGGTTACAGTGACAACTACTGGGACCGGTGATGCTGGTAAAACGATTCTGATTACAGGTACTGACATTGATGGCGCAGCTCAGACTGAGACCCTTACTATGCTTGGTTCTGCTACTACGGTAACCGGAACCAAGTATTTTAAGACTGTTACTGCTGGCGCAGTTAATACGCAGCCAGCAGCTAATATTTCAGTAGGAATGGCTAATAACGCCGCAGTCGCAATTTACGCTGGTAGAGCCAGGCTTCAGGGGACTTACATCGTTTGCTCTTCTGCAGCGGGTGTTTTGAATTTTCTCACAACATCTATTACCGGTGATTCGCAGTTAAAAATAGGTACGGTTGCAAGCGCTACCGTCTCCAGAGATATCACCGTCCCAGACGAGGGTATCTTATTTAAGGACGGTATTTATTTGCAGTATGACGTTACCACCTTCTCCAATATGACTGTATTCCATGCGTAATGGCTACCACGGATGATGTCAAGAGAAGCAAATCAGGAAGGCTCTCCTATAGAGGTGAGTCTTTTCCTGGTTACAACAAACAAGTAAGGACGCCAGGAGCCAGCAAAAAGTTTAAGGTTCTTGCCAAGAAAGGTGACCAGGTTAAGCTGGTTAGGTATGGCGATCCTAAAATGAAAATAAAATCAGACCAGCCAGCAAGAAAGAAGTCATTTCGCGCCAGGCATAACTGCGATGCGGTGCAGAAGAAGAAAGACGTTTTCGCACCTTCGTATTGGTCTTGCAAAAATTGGTGATAAGTTATGGGCTTCTTTGACGACCGACTAAAACAATTCAGGCAGAAAGCTCCAATGATGGGCACCCTTGGTGGACCAGGATACGGAGAGTTTCCCCTTGGTTCTGCTGGCCCAAGAGTTAGTCCAAGAAATGAGATTTTCATACCACCCCCGCGACCAGGTGGCGGCAACCCCAACCCTTTTAACAACCCCTTATTTAGCGACCCAGGACTGGGTGGTGAAGGTGGCCGTGGCGGTGATCCCCAGGTCATATATCCTGGTGGCAGCAAAAAGTTTGCCGAAGAAAACTATGGAAGAATAAAGAACCCATTCTCACAATTCGTTGATGGACTTGAACGCCGTGGCCCACCGTTACCGCCTACTATTCCTATTTTTCAGCCGCCTACCGGTGGAGGGATGGAGCGCGGTCCTGTAAACGGTGGAATTAACCCCGTTGTTGGCCAAAGGCCAGATGGTTCAGACATACGCTTGTTTGACAAAGACAGCCCTACTAGAGGAGGCCCTGGGCAAATTCCACCTATGACCGTTCCACGTACAGGTCCAGGGGATTTGATTGTTGACGGCCCGATTTTCAATGACCCTATGCCGCCAGTGAGGACCATGGACTTTCAAGATGCTAACGGTAATGGCATAGATGATCGTGATGAGGCTAGGGGCGGTCCAGCTCCTATGCCAGGCGGTCCTGTCGTGGACTACCCAGAACAAAGACTTCCAGGTGGCGGCAGAATACTTGATCGCATTTTTGGCAAAGGAAGAAATGATCCCCCCAGGATGCCGCCCAAGCTGCCACCTTTAAGGCCCCCAATGACGCCCCCTGAAAGCGGTGGAAGTGATGAGGGTTTGTTTGGCAATCAGAACAAGGCTGGTTATGACCGGATTCTATCTAATCTTTACCAGGACCAGTATAGGAACCAGGGAAGCCCTTATGCGGCTCAAGCTGACTATTTAATGAATCGTCCGGTTTTTGACCGAGGTGTCAGGACCGACAATCCAATGTTTACCTTCGAGAAGAAGGACGACCCCTTTGCCACAATGTCGTCTCAGCAGTATTTACGAGATGAAGCTGACCAGGCTGCCCTGGCTGCACAACAAGCGGCCCAGGCAGAGCAAGAGCGTATTGCCGCAGAAGAAGCAGCGGCAGCGCAAGCAGCGGCTGATGCTAAGACTGCAGAAGAGGCGGCAATAGCTGCAGCTGAGCAAGAGCGTGTTGCTGCAGAAAAAGCAGCAGCCGAGGCAGCGGCCATAGCGGAAGCGGATCGTATTGCTGAAGAAGCGGCAGCGGCAGAAGCTGCGGCAGCGGCAGCGGCAGCCCAAGAAGCGGCAGCAGCAGAAGCAGCGGCTGCACAGATGGCAGCAGAAGCAGAGTCTCAGCGCTTAGCTGAAGAAGCCGAAGCTCAAAGAATGGCTGACTTTCAGGCTAGAATTGACGCCATGGAAGGACGCTTTGGTGGGTTTGAAGGACGCTTTGGTGGGTTTGACCCTGCAGCTGTGCAAGAAAGAATTGCAGCAGCACAGGAAGCAGCCAGAGCGGCAGAAGAACAAGCAGCGGCTAACGCGGCGGTTGTATCTAACATAGACCCAGATATCCAGGAAAGAATCAACGCTCTCCAGGGAGAGTTTGGGCGGTTCGGTAACTTTGACCCTGCAGCTATCCAAGCCAGTATTGCAGCAGCGCAAGAAGCTGCAGCAAGTAATGCAGCTGCCATTGAAAACACTCCAGCAGTAGACCCAGCTTTGCAGGCACGGATTGATGCCATGCAAAACGAGGTTGGTGGTCTGGGACGGCGGTTCGAGGGATTTGACCCTAGAAACGTACAGGCAAATATTGCTGCAGCAAGACAGGCTGCGGAAGACGCTAGAGCTAAGGCTTCGGCTAATGAGGCTGCGGTTGCTGCAGTACCTCAGTTTGACGCCAGTGATATCCAGGCAAGAATTGCTGAGTTAGGCGGAAGGTTTGGAAACCTGGGTGAAAGAGTCAATCGGATATCTGAACGTGA